CAATTCTAAACACATCTACAACCGTACCTGTGTCCTTTCCCTGTTTAGAACTTTTATAGTATCAATCTACAGTAGGAATATACTGAAAAATTGTAAGGATTATTACAATTTAATTCATTTTGAATCAAGCTCTTGTCTACTATACATTAGTATATATCAGTGCTGTCAATTATCAGCCACAAATTTATAGAAACCCCGGCCGTCAGAAAATTTTATTTTTCGAAACCGCTCGTCTTACATTTAATACCCGGAGCATAGGAGTCATAGAATAAAGTGTGCCTAGTCGATTTACAAAAAAGTCCAACGTTTCATATAACTTCAAGTGTCCCTCTCAAAAAGCCCGGATTATTTTATTTTTGCCGTCTAGCACGTCCTTAGCTTAGTATTCTAGTTTGGAAAATTTTTAACGAATTTAAAAAGCTAAAACCCTTTTCAACTAATTTTTATACTAAAAGATAGATAATTAAATTGCGATTCAGAATCCGTAATTATCTTTTCTGTATCTCTCGTAGTTCTTTAGAAAAATGGAAAATAGTGACGCTATTTCGTCATTTATTGAGGAGAAAATTTCTGAACATATTGCTGTTATAAGAACTGAAATACAAGAAGTTGCTGATACATTGAATTCTAATATGGATTTAAAATTCATTGAATTCCAAAATTCAATTTTACAATTACTGAACAATAAATTATCTAGTAATCCTACAAATATTATTAATAATAATAGTGATTCTATTAGTGGTACTGATACAAAACGAATCTTAAAAGAATTTCCTATTCATGAAGACTTACCACGAGATGATGATGATGATTTATATTCTACAAATAATACTAGAAGAAGTAATAATAATATTACTACTAATAGAAATAGTAATAGCAGATCAAATTCAAGTCGCGGTAAATCACTTTTAGCAGCGAAATACAATAATAAAAATGATTTTAATGTTGCAACTGATACAATCTATTATGATCATGTTAAGGAATACACCAAAGCTTTAAAAGATTTAACTGTTCCGTCAGTTCTTAGTTTCTTACAAGATGCTCATAAATTTGAATTACAACATAAGCGTGAAATTAGAAATATTGGTAAACAACAAAATATTAGTGATTCTTTACGTACTATTATTATGTCTAGGTTATTCAATTCACCTGGTGGTTTAAATATTACTTTACCTGATAATACTAATTTTCATATGAATACTAGTAAGTTTGATGGAATGTCACTAGTTGAATTGACATGTGTTTTAGAAAGTTGTTTTCCTTCCGCAAATGCAAATGATTTTTTGTCTTTTATAGAACAAGGTATAGACTCTTTTAAAGTTGACTTAAGCAGAACATTTCCGAGTCTTAATAATTGGGAAGAATACCTATTACCTCCTTTAATTGAATATCTTGATAAATTTCATGAATTATATTTGTTCCTATTTCCTCGTTGGACTGGTTCCGATAAAGATCGTCCAAAAATTGAACCACCGAAAAATATTCAGCATGCTAACAAACCCAATTTGCTGTTTTTGTTTCTTAATGGATTTCCATATGAATTTCTATTTAATTTATATAATAACTATTTGAAGTCAACTAATTGGAATACATCTCCTGAGATTGAAGCTAATGATATGACTAAGTTTATTATAGCAATCAAGGATCATATCAAAATTTATAATAAGCTTTGTATGGAATCTAAAATCTTTAACAGACTATTTTCTGGTGAAACTGTCAAGTCTCTTAAAACCCAAATTATTAAAACATATCAAAAGAATAGTCTTTCTAGCAATCGTATTAATAAATATTCTAATAATACTTCTACTGATAAGTCAAACAAAAGATTAGCTACTATTGAGTCTTCTGATCCAAATAGTAATTTATTTTATGGTGCAAATCCTGAAGATGTTCCACATATACTTACTCAGTCTGATCTTAGTCAATATAGTAAAGATTCTGAAGATGAGGATATGCAACGTGATCAATTTGACTTTCCTGGTAAAAAATCTTTTATTCATGATCAACAACAGTTGTTATTAACTAATGAAGATTCTTCATCTAATTCAGATATTACGGATTCTAATCTTAATGCATTTAATCATAGTTCTTCTAATGAAGTTGACGAAGTTTGTTACAAGGCTGCCTTTAGTCCTACTGGTAAATGTGGTAATGACAATTGTTCTCGTTTACATGAAGGTCCTCTATTTGATCAATTTATTCGTAATACTCATAAGAATCTTACTTCTCACATGCAAAAACTTAACCTTAAAGATTCTAATCATAATAGTTCTAATACTAATAAGTCATCCTCTTTAGTACATTCTAATAAAACAAGTAATGTTTCTTATAATAATGATCCACATTATAAATCAATTCTGAAGAAACAAGTTGCCTCCATTAATAATGTGTCAGTAGAAAATGAACATATGAATGCTTATAAAAAGATGATGGTCAAATCGTTCTTAGGTTCTCTTAATCTTTCACTTTCTAATTTACGTGAGGAAATTATAGCAAAACTTATTCTAACTTTTTCAATACTGTGTGATAACAAAGTTGCTGCTACTATTAAGTTATTGGTTGATACTGGTAATTTTGCTCACCCTATTATTTATTATGATGCTATACGTCATATGAATGCTGCTGATCTTCAAATTAATTATGTGAATAATCGTTTGTTATTACCCAATGGTATTTGGATGACTGCTGAAAAAGAAGTTGTGTTAACTATTTCAATTCAATTCAAAGGTCAAACATATTCTGGAGAAATGAATTTTGTTCTTATTGAAAATGTTGATTCTCGTAATAGTCCATTTAATGCTATTATTGGATTATTTCCTTTAATCTTTAATCCTCGTTCACAATTCTTGCCATTTGCTAAAGCTGTGTTCCAAGATTTAACAGATTTTATTGGTAGTCGCTCTGCTCTTAATGCTATTCCTTACTTTGAAATTGATCCAAATACAGATACTTTACTTACTCATAGTACTGCTATTTCTCCGTATTCTATGCTTGGTTCAATATTATCTATTACTGATTTACCTGTGACTATTCCTACTTCTAATTCCTCTGATGACGATGATGATTTTGATTTTCTAACAGAGTTTACTGCTGCGTTAGAAATTCCTGTTCCTATTTCTAATCATGACAATCCTTCTTTCTTTCCTACTCTGGAAGGGGGAATGTGTAGTGCAGTGTGTGAAATGTTTATGTCCCCACAATCCGAATGCACTAATTGGTTTATCCTTAGTAATAATATTCCTGAGAATTTAGTTTTTTCTAGTGATGAAGATATTCCACCTGATAAGGATATCTTCAACATTAGGAATAACTGACTCTCGGAGCAATTCCACGATTCTACTTTTAGGGATATCAGTAGAGTCCACTTACAAAACAAAATTATAGATATCCCTGCAGAAACTATTTCCTATATCCAGCAAGATGATATGTCTGAATTTCTTGAACTCAAACAACAGTTGAAGGATGAACTTAATACGTTTCAAGAATGTTTATTAAATCCTGAGTTATTAGATTTAAAAACACGTTATCCTGAAGCGAATTACCCTTGGTCTGAAGTTTCTAATACTATTAGTGACGAAGAAAAAACTTTATACGAACCGTGTATGTATACCGATATTTTATCATCAATACAGGACGGAGTTGAAAAATTAGAAGCTGATTTCGAGCAACAGTTAAATGAACATGTTAGCCCAGACTTTCAAGCTTATTATGACATTATAAACCTATTAAGACAATACAAGGATGTTTTCATTCCTTATAATTGGAATGGAATTGATTTGGAAAAACTTAATATGGAACCTATATCCCCGCGTGTAAAATCAGATTTACCTACATCTTTACCGCGAAGAACTTATTTTATTAACCCTAAGAAGTTAGCAAATGTGAAGAAAGAACTAGATCGCTTAGATGGTTATTTCTTAGAAAAATCAGATAGTCCATATTCTTCACCGATGGTCGTAGCTCCAAAGGCCACTGATCCTTTTATTCGAATATGTGGTGATTTTAGAGTTATTAATAAATACATCGAATTATCAAGAGCTTACATTCCTAATGTTCTTATAGAGTTACCGAAGATATCAAAGTATTCTTACTTTGCTGATATAGATATGTGCAATGCCTTTCATCAGATTCCAATATCAAAAATGTTTTCAGATCTTTTATCTATGGTTACACCATGGGGAGCTCGTAGACCTAAATTCCTTCCAGAAGGTGTGAACATAGCTCCTGGTATATTACAGCAAGTTGTTCAAGAAATTTTCAAAGACTTCGAAGAATTTATGATTGTCATATTTGATAATTTCCTTGTTTTAGCTGATTCTTATGAAGATTTACATAAGAAATTGGTTCTTGTATTAAATAGAGCTCGTGAAGTCAATTTACAGCTAAAACTTAAGAAAACATTTCTTGGTTGGCAAACAGTAAAATTCTTTGCTTATCAAGTGGATGGTACAACTCATAGTTATACTGTTGATCAAGATCGTGTTGCTAAAGTTGATTTAATTAAACGCCCAACAAGTTTAAAAGAGATGCAAACACTTCTTGGTCATGGTCAAGCTTTTATACCACATTGTAAAAATTATTCAATGAGGGTTGCACCTTTGACAGAGATGGTTAAAACTAAAACCAATTGGAAAGATCCTGAACTTTGGACTCAAGAGCGTATAGATTCTTTTGAAGATTATAAAGTAATGATCAAGAATGCATTTCAAATTTACTTTCCGAATTATGAGTGGGATTTTGTCCTAGTTGTAGATGGTTCTACTTGGGGTTGTGCTGGAGTTTTATATCAAGTTAATCCTGATACTAATATTTGGGAACCTCTTGCGTGTGTTTCACACAAATTTAGCGATCAAGCTCAAAAGTGGTCTCCTATTGATCAAGAAGCATATGCAAATTATTGGCCTGTATTACAATTGCAGAAATACTTACTTGGAAAACCATTCATTCTTTATACAGATCATTTCAATCTTTTATATATTGAAAAGTCAATCGTTCCTAGAATAAAACGGATGCATGCTTTCCTTAATGGTATGCAATTCTTAATTGCTCATATCCCTGGCAAACTTAATGTAGTTGCAGATTTCTGGTCTCGTATTTTTGCTCCAACAAGTACTACTGAAGAAATTGAATTATCAACTAATTATATATTACCTTTACTTGCTGCAGGTGGTGAAGATCGTATTATAGAATTATTCAATCAAGTTCATAATGGTAGCGTAGGTCATTTTGGCGCACGTAAAACATATGCTGCTCTCAATAAAAACTTTCCTGGTCATGGAATACCCTATGTTATTATCGCAGACATGGTTTCTAATTGTGGGTTATGTCAAAAATTACGACTTCGATATAATCAACAAATCGATAAGATTGAAGCTATACCCAAATCACTTTTACAAGAAGATTTCTTTGATGCTATTGGTATGGATGCTGTAGAAGTTTCACCTACGGATATATATGGAAACAACTACGTATTTGTTATTTGTATACTTCGTTCTAAACTAGCATTTGGACATGCTGCTCCAACCAAAGATACTATCTATGCCGCTAGAACTTTATTCATTTTCTTTTCTATTTATGGTGTTTATAGAACTATTTATACAGACCCTGGATCAGAATTTACATCTAATCTGGTTCGTCAACTTACTAATTGGTTTGGTGTATTGCATAAATTCAGTATTGTTGACAGACATGAAAGTAATGGAACTGAAGGTACAAATAAACAACTTTTAAGACATATAACAATGCTTGTTCATGAAAAACGGTTCAGTGATAGATGGGGTTCACCTG